ATGCTCTAAGTCAAGAAATTATGACGGCATACCAAGAAGGTCGAGTTCGTTAAACTTTAGGAGATTTAATCATGGCATATCCAACACCAGCGGTAACCACAACAACCGCAGCAACGTTCATCCCAGAAATCTGGTCAGATGAAATCGTAGCCTCATACAAGAAAAATCTTGTATTGGCTAACCTCGTAATGAAGATGAATTTCAAGGGTAAGAAGGGTGATGTAGTTCACATTCCAGCTCCTACCCGTGGTTCAGCTTCTGCAAAAGCCGCCTCTACTGCCGTCACTCTGATTGCAGATACTGAGACAGAAGTTTTGGTTAACATCAACCAACACTTTGAATACTCACGTTTCATTGAGGACATCGTTGAAGCACAAGCCTTGAATAGCTTGCGCCAGTTCTATACTGCTGATGCTGGTTACGCTTTGGCTCGTCAAGTAGACACTAGCTTGATCCAATTGGGTCGTTCTGCCAATGGCGGTACTGCTGGTAGCGCACGTTACACAGGTGGTTTTGTTGGTGGCGATGGTACAACAGCCTTCGACTACTCAGCAAACACCAACACTGGTAATGCTTCTGCTCTGACCGATGCGGCTATTCGTCGTACTATTCAGCGTTTGGATGACAACGATACTCCTATGGATGGTCGTTTCTTTATCATTCCTCCTTCAAGCCGTAATACGTTGATGGGTCTTGCCCGTTACACAGAACAGGCTTTTGTGGGTAATGGTAATGCAATCCGCAATGGTGAAATCGGTCAACTGTATGGTATCCCCGTGTACACATCTAGCAATGCTGACCATGCGTCTGCAACTGCCGCTTACCCAACAAGCGGTACTTCTATTGCTCGTGTCTGCTTGATGGGTCACAAGGACTCTATGGTTTTGGTTGAGCAAGTGGGCATCCGTTCACAAACTCAGTACAAACAAGACTACTTGGCTACCTTGTTTACGTCTGATACTTTGTATGGCGTTGCCGCACTTCGTTCAGCCGCCACAACTGGTGAGGCTTTGTCTTCTTCCATGTTTGCCTTGGTTGTTCCTTCTTGATAACAACCTTTCCCCTCGCCTTCGGGTGGGGGGATTTTTACATTAAGGAGATTTATTATGGCAACCGCTTCAGCAGTAGTATCTCGTCGTGGTAACGACCAGTTCCGTGGCTTGTTCAGCGATACATGGGCAGTAACTTGCACATTGAACGCTGGTTCTTTGGTCGATGGCGCTGGCGAGACAGACGATGTAACAATCCCTGGCGTAGCTTTGGGTGACATGGTTATCGGTGCATCTTTGGGTGTGGATTTGGTTGGTTTGACAGTAACAGGTTATGTTTCTGCCGCAAACACAGTCAAGTTCCGTATCCAGAATGAATCTGGTTCAACCGCTGACTTGGCCTCTTCAACAATGAAGATTGTTGTTGTTCGCATGGTCTAATAAAAGGGGGCTAATAACCCCCTTTTTAATGGAGTTCTTATGGCAACCTTTAGATGTTTACAAAGTGGCAACACAGTAACTTTTACCTATCAGCACGATATTGATTCGATGAAAGGTCATCAAGGTTATGTCAGAATTGATGAAGTTCAAGAAGAGACTTTTGAAAAGCAAATAGTCTTGCAACCTCCAGTACCTGTTAAGAAGATGGGTCGTCCAAGGAAATCAAATGTCTGAGATTGATCCACGAGAATTTGGTAAGCTAGAAGCCCAAGTTGAGGCTTTACAAGCAGAAGTCCATGCACTTCGCCAAGATATTAAAACGCTTTTAGAGATGGCAAACAAGTCCAAAGGTGGCTTTTTTGTCGGAATGGCAATCGCCTCTGTAGTGGGCGGTATCATTTCTTTCATTGCAACCAAGCTAGTTCGATAAGGATTTATATGCCTCAAGTTGGAAACAAGAAATTCCCATACACAGAAAAAGGCGAGAAAGAAGCCAAAGAGTATGGCAAAAAGAAATCTATGCCCGTTACTGTAATGATTGCTATTGGTAAGCCTAAAGCTATGCCTACCCGTGGTGGTCGTACTGCTACCAACATGATGAAAAAAGCAGGTCGTGGCAAATGAAAAAGACCAAAGCAGAGGCAAAAATCTCTAAGGTCTACAAGGAATTCAAGGCTGGAACTTTGCACTCTGGTAAGGGTGGCCCTGTTGTCAAGAATCCTAAACAAGCAGTTGCGATTGCTTTAAGTTCTGCTGGTATGAGTAAACCAAGGAAGAAGAAATGAAACAAGGTCTATACGCCAACATCAATGCCAAACAAGAGCGCATCAAAGCTGGTTCTGGCGAAAAGATGCGTAAGGTTGGCTCCAAAGGTGCTCCTACTGAGGCGGCATTTAAGGCTGCGGCTAAGACCGCAAAGAAGAAATGAAATCTCCTGCTTGGCAACGAAAAGAAGGTAAATCTGCTTCTGGGGGGTTGAATGCCAAGGGGAGAGCATCGTATAATGCAGAAACTGGTGGCAATTTAAAGGCTCCAGTGTCGTCAGGTGACAACCCCAGAAGGGCCTCCTTTTTATCTAGAATGGGCAATATGCCTGGCGCTGAGATGAAAGATGGGAAGCCTACCCGACTCCTATTATCTCTTAGAGCTTGGGGCGCATCGTCCAAGGAAGACGCTAAGGCTAAGGCTAAAGCGATCTCTAAGAGGAATAAGAAGTGAGACCAGTATCTGTCGGTAACAACCTAACAGCAGGAACTAAGACAACAGTCTATACAGTTCCAACTGGTTACTATGCACTTTGGAATCTCTGCTATATCTCCAACCATACTGGCAACAACAAGACTGTAAGTGTCTGGTGGTATGACTCAAGCGCAAGCACTGAGATTGTAGTTGTTGATGCTTATCAGATAGCGGCAACACAGTACCTTAGATTTGATGGTGGTGCTTATGTTGTGCTTGAAGAGGGAGATCAAATCAGGATTACCCCCGAGGCAGACTCAGAGATGTCATCCACAAATACATTAGTCTTATATGGGGCGCAAAGAACATGACCTACTTAGAACTTGTTAATGATGTGCTTACCCGTTTGCGGGAGACTACTGTTTCTACTGTTTCAGAGACAACCTATTCCGCTTTGATTGGCAAGTTTGTCAATGATGCTAAGAGACAGATTGAAGACTCTTATTCATGGAACGTCTTGGCTCAAACAATCACAGTAACGACTACTTCTGGTACAAGTTCCTATGCTTTGACAGGTGCTGGGCAGAAGTTTCGTATCAATGATGCAATCAACACAACAAGTTTGATTGGTCTACGTAATATTGAGTTTGTGGACATGAACCGCAAACTAAACCTTGGCGCTCCTTCACAATCTATCCCTTCAGAGTTCTGCTTTAGCGGTGTAGATGGTAGTGGAGACACCAAAGTAGACTTATTTCCAGTACCTAATGGTGCTTTTACTCTGTTGTTTGACCTGACTATTCCTCAAGCTGCTTTGTCTTCTGATGGCACATCTGTGAAGGTTTTGGACTATTTGGTTGCTCAAAGTGCTTATGCTCGTGCTTTGATTGAGCGTGGTGAGGATGGCGGTACTGCTTCTAATGAGGCTTATGCTTTGTTCCGTGGGATGCTCTCTGATGCTATTGCATTGGAGTCTACTCGTTACCCTGAAGACAACTTTGTGGCGGTCTAAATGGCATCACCACTTCAAAGTCAAAGCATTAGCGCACCAGGCTTTTATGGCCTGAACACGCAAGATTCGCCATTAGATTTGGCATCTGGCTTTGCTTTAGTCGCCAATAACTGTGTGATTGACCAATATGGTCGTGTAGGCTCTCGCAAGGGCTACACAAGGGTTAACTCATCTTCTGGCAATCTTGGTGCTAATGACGTTACTGTCATCCATGAGTTAGTCCAATCTGATGGCACTTTGACTGTTCTGTTCGCAGGGAATCTCAAGTTATTCAAACTTGACACTTCTAATGCTGTGACTGAGTTGACCTATGGTGGTGGAGGCTCTGCCCCTACTTTTACTGCTAACAACTGGCATTGTGCTTCTCTGAATGGGATTACTTACTTCTTCCAATCAGGACACGATCCACTCATATTTGACCCCGCTATAAGTACAACTACGTACCGCAGAGTCTCTGAGAAGTCTGGTTATGTAGCGACTGTTCCACAAGCAAACATCTGTATCTCTGCTTTTGGTCGCCTGTGGGTGGCTAATACATCTACAGATAAGGTCACTATTACCTTCTCTGATCTGATTGCAGGTCATGTATGGGGTGGTGGCACTTCAGGAACATTGGATGTATCTCGTGTATGGCCTAATGGTGCTGATGAGATCATGGGTCTAGCGGCTCACAATGACTTCTTATTCATCTTTGGTAAACGTCAGATTCTTGTTTATTCAGGTGCTACAACACCTGCTACGCTTGCTTTGAGTGACACAGTAGGCTCTATTGGGTGTATTGCTCGTGATTCTATTCAGAGTATCGGAACAGACGTAATCTTCTTGTCTGATTCAGGTGTTCGTTCATTGATGAGGACTATCCAAGAGAAGTCTGCTCCTTTGAGAGACCTATCTAAGAATGTTCGTTCCGACTTGGTTTCATCTTTGGCGGTAGAAACTCTTGCTAATCTGAAGTCTGTTTACTCAGAGAAGAATGCTTTTTATCTGTTGACTCTCCCTGTTACTGCACAGGTCTTTTGCTTTGACACAAAGATGCAATTGCCTGATGGTGCGGCTAGGGTTACTAAGTGGGATTCAATTGCTCCTACAAGCCTGTATTCGCTTCGTAATGGTGATTTATACATCGGCAAGAGTGGATACATTGGTAAGTATGCAAGTTTCTTAGATCACACCTCTACTTATCGGTTTTCCTACTTTACAAACCATGCGGATTTGGGCGACCAGAATCAGATTTCTATTTTGAAGAGAATCAAGACTGTAGTGATTGGTGGGTCAGACCAGTTCGTCACGATTAAGTGGGGATTTGACTTCGCTGCCAACTACTTATCGGGTAATGCTTACATCCCTGAACAGAAGAACTATGAGTATGGTCTTGCTGAATATGGTGTGGCAGAATACTCTGGTGGTGTGCTTATCAAGACACTAGATGTGAATGCTTCTGGTGCAGGAAAGATTGTTCAAACTGGTTACGAAACCACCATTAACGGCACACAGTTGTCAATTCAGAAGATTGAGATTCAATCTAAGAATGGCAAGATTTCGTGAGTATGAAGCTCACACAAGGAGAATAGATTGTCAAATTACACAAAAAGTACTAACTTTGCCACCAAGGATAACCTTAGTCCTGGTGATCCGCTTAAGATTGTCCGTGGTACTGAGATTGACACAGAGTTCAATAACATCTCTACTGCCATCTCTACGAAGACAGATAACTCTGCTGCGGCAATTACTGGTGGTTCGATTACTGGTATCACAGACTTAGCGATTGCTGATGGCGGTACAGGAGCTTCTACGGCTACTGCGGCTATCAATAATCTGTTGCCAAGCCAAACCTCTGCGGCAAACAAGTATCTCCAAAGTGATGGAACGAATGTTTCTTGGGATGCAGTAAGCCTTTCTACCTCCGACATTACAGGCACTCTTCCTGTCGCTAATGGTGGTACAGGTGTAACTTCATCTACTGGTACAGGCTCTGTAGTTCTGTCAAACAGTCCTACTCTGGTGACTCCAGCCTTGGGAACTCCTGCTTCTGGTGTGGCAACTAACCTCACTGGTCTGCCGATCTCAACTGGCGTTTCAGGTCTTGGTACTGGTGTGGCTACCTTCCTTGGAACTCCATCATCTGCCAACCTAGCTTCGGCAGTATCAGATGAAACAGGTTCTGGTGCTTTGGTGTTTGCCAACTCACCTACATTGGTGACACCGACTCTAGGAACTCCCGCTTCCGCAACCTTGACTAACGCAACTGGTTTGCCAATTAGCACTGGTGTGAGTGGTTTGGGTACAGGAGTGGCTACTTTCTTGGCTACTCCTAGTTCAGCAAACTTAGTTTCTGCCGTATCTGATGAAACAGGTAGTGGTGCATTGGTCTTTGCTAACTCTCCCACTCTCGTTACCCCTGCTCTTGGCACACCTTCTAGTGGCACTTTAACAAACGCTACAGGGCTTCCAATCTCCACAGGTGTATCAGGTCTAGGAACAGGTGTAGCAACCTTTCTAGCGACTCCTAGTTCAGCTAATCTACGTTCTGCCTTAACTGATGAGACAGGAACAGGCTCTGCTGTTTTTGCGACTTCACCTACTTTGGTGACTCCAGTATTGGGAACACCTACAAGTGCAACCCTGACCAATGCGACAGGACTTCCTTTAACTACTGGTGTGACAGGAACACTTCCTACTGCTAATGGTGGTACTAACCTAACATCATTCACATCAGGCGGTGTGGTTTACGCCTCAAGTTCTAGTGCATTGGCTACTGGTAGTGCGTTGGTGTTTGATACCAGCAGTGCTTTAGGCGTTGGAACTTCTACTCCAACATTAACATATTCGGCAAGGATTGCATCTCTTGCGGCGGCTGGTACAACAGCTTTAGCACTTGATGCGCCAACTGGAACAAACACAAGCATTAACTTTTATTACAACGGAACAGCAAAGTGGACTACACAAGTCCTTACTACTGGTGAATATCGTTGGTACGATTTTACTGCAAGCTCAGAACGTATGCGCCTCGACTCCTCAGGCAATCTAGGTATTGGTACAACTTCTCCTGCGGCTAAGTTACACGTTAGTAGCGCATCGGATGACATATTGCGTCTTACTGCTACTGCGCCTTATTTGAGTTTTTACAACGGTGCAACACGAACTGGTTACATTCGTGCAAACACTTCTGGAACATTCGGAATTGTTTCTGAAGATGCTTCCACGCCAATGTCGTTTTATACGGCTGGCGCAGAAGTTATGCGTTTGTCAACATCAGGCAATCTAGGCTTGGGAGTTACTCCGAGTGCTTGGAACGCTGGCGGAAAAATAATTGAGGTTGGTAGCGCTGGCAATATTCTTTTTGGCACTGCAAGCGCAACAGGCATTGCTCAAAATTCCTCCTATATTTCTGGTTGGAAATATCAAGCAACAGGAGCGGCCACTTATTATGAGCAGTACGCTGGCTCTCACATTTGGAATACAGCCGCATCAGGCACAGCAGGGAACGCTATCACCTTTACTCAGGCGATGACTCTGGATGCAAGTGGGAATTTTCAACTTGGCACAACTACGGCATTTAACCCAAACGGGTTTGGCAGACACGCCAACATTCGTGGTGCAACTAATGCGGTTTTGTATGTAGGTAAATCAGACGTTGATACAAACTGTTTAGAAATTGGATGGACTGCTACAGAATCTTATATTGGGAACGTAACAAACACCCCTTTAACCTTCCTGACTAACAACTCAGAACGAGCCAGAATAGACTCTAGCGGTAACTTGCTGGTGGGGACTACGAGTAATTCATTAAATGGCAAAATAATATCAGAGGTTGATAATACAAAATATAGTTTTGCAAGTAACCAAACAGGAGCGACCAACTTTTACCATTGTGTTTTTTATCAAAATGGAACACAAGTTGGTTCAATTACTTCAACAGCTTCAGTAACTTCATATAACGTCACTTCTGACCAACGCCTAAAAGAAAACATCCAAGACGCTGTGTCTTCATCTAGTTTAATTGATTCTTTGCAAGTTCGTCAATACAACTGGAAGTCTGACGGGTCACATATACGTTATGGCTTTGTCGCACAAGAACTTGTGACTGTCGTACCCGAGGCAGTACACCAACCAGAAGACACAGAAGAAATGATGGCTGTGGACTATTCCAAACTTGTGCCAATGTTGGTCAAGGAAATTCAATCACTACGTCAGCGTCTTTCTGCCGCTAATCTTTAAAAGGAAATAACATGACTACTACTTGGACTATCTCAAATCTTGAGCGTGAAACCTCAAACGGCTTTGTAACAACTGCACATTGGCAAGCCACAGCAGTAGATGGAGACTACACAGCCTCTATCTACTCAACTTGCTCATGGGCTGATGGCACACCAACGATTCCCTATGCAGACCTGACACAAGAAACTGTGCTTGGATGGGTGTGGGCTAATGGGGTTGATAAACAAGCCACAGAAGATGCTCTAGCGGCTAATATTGCTTTGCAGAAGAATCCTGTTACTGCTACTGGCACACCTTGGAGTCAAGCATGAAATTAGAGTTAGACGTTAACGAGATTAACTTTGTATTACAAACTTTGGGGCAGTTGCCCTCTAGTAGTGGCGTGTGGCCTCTTATCGTAAAGATTAAAGAACAGGCTGAAGCGCAAGTTCCTAAAGAAGCGGAGTAAACAATCATGGCCGTAACCAGTCAACAAATTATAGATTTCTTGCTTGCTAATCCAGGCATGAGTGACGCTCAGATCGTTGCGGCTATGGAGCAATATGGAGTGTCTCCTGCTCAAATGGCTACGGCTGTTGGTTTACCAGAGGGTGAGGTTGCGGCTCGTGCTGCGGCTACTGTTCCTAATGGACAGACTATCACCCTTGGAGATACCGTTGTTCAACCTGTTTACCAAGTAACTGGTTCTGGTGAAGATCAGCAAGTTGGTGGTATTGAGAATGTTATTACCTACAAAGCCACTGATAACAGGGCGGGTGGATCGTATACTCAATACACACCTACTGGTGAAGTAGAGCAAACTGGCACTCAACAAGAAGTTAAAAGTGGTCTAAAAGAGTTTGCAATAGGTGCGGGATTACTCTTTGGTTTGCCAACAATATTAAATGCAGGTGCAGGTGGTGCTTCAGCATTTGAATTAGCTAATGCAGGTGCTTCCGCAATGACAGACTTAGGTGCTTTTGAATTAGCTAATGCAGGTGCGGGTGCTTTTACTGATCTAGGTGCGTTTGAGTTGGCTAATGCAGGTTCTTCTGCATTAACTGACTTGGGGGCGTTTGAACTAGCTAATGCTGGCTCATCGGCACTGACAGATTTAGGAGCATTTGAACTAGCTAATGCGGGTTCTAGTGCTTTAACAGATTTAAGCAAAGTAACTGATCTGAGTAAAGTAACAGACCTAAGTAAGGTTGCCGATTTAAGCAAGGTAACAGACCTAAGCAAAGTAACTGATTTGAGCAAAGTGACCGACTTGAGCAAGGTTACTGATCTTAGTAAAGTAACTGATTTAAGTAAAGTTGCTGATATTACAAAGTTAGCTCAAACAGGCTTAACTGCGGCTCAGATTGCCGCTTTGTTAGCATCTACTGCACAAACGGCGGGTGGTCTTCTCCAACAACAGACTTCTAAAGAAGCGGCTGATAAAGCAAGGGCAATGATTGACAGAGAGACTGCTGCTGCCAAGGCGGGTGCTCAGTTTAGACCTATTGGAATGACTACTAGATTTGGCTCATCTCAGTTTGTGGTCGATCCAACAACAGGTCGATTAACAAGCGCAGGCTACACATTAAGCCCTGAAGCTAAAAATGCTCAAGATAGATTTGTTAAGTTGGCTGAGTCTGGTTTGCAACAAGCAGAAGGCGCACAAAAGGCTTTTGAGCCACTACAAACTGGCGCACAGAGTCTGTTTAAACTTGGTCAAGGATATCTTGCTCAAAGTCCAGAAACAGTTGCAAGTGATTACATGAAATCACAATTGGCACTTCTAGCACCTGGTCGTGAACAACAATATGCTTTCTTGCAAAACCAATTGCAACAGCAAGGTCGTGGTGGTTTATCTGTAGCGCAAGGTACAGGACTAGCTCCAACATCTCCAGAGTTGGCGGCATTTATGAATGCAAAGATTCAAGAAGATGCAAGACTTGCGGCTAATGCTCAACAATATGGTCAGCAAAATGTGTTGTTTGGTGCGGGTCTATTGGGTCAAGGATCACAAGCTATGGGGCAGTATTATGGTGGTCAGCAAGCCGCTTATTCGCCTTATACGACTGCTTTGGGACAAGTTACAGGGCTTGAGAGTGCGGCACAACAACCCTTCCAAATGGGCGTTGATTTAGGAAAGATCGGAGCAACAACTGGTTTTGATGTTGGACGACTTGGTTTGCAAGGTGCAGGTCAAAGCGTGGCATTGGCTACTGGCCCTGCGGCTACCAATAATCCTTACGCATCATTATTAACTGGTGCGGCATCCTCTCCTGTTCTCACAGAAGCCGCTGCAAAAGCTCTGGTTGGCTTATTTTCATAAGGATTTATCATGGCAGATATCGTAGCAAGTCTTTTCGGTCTAACTCCCGAAATGTATGGTGAGCGCCAAAGAGTTGGTGCTTTACAAGAGGGCATTGATTTAGCAAAGCTAGACCCCGCCACTCGTGGTGCGGCAATGACCTATGCAGGTGCTAGAGGTCTTGGTAATGCTATTGGTGGTGCTTTGGGTATTCAAGACCCACAACTGAAGCTAATCAGTACTAGACAACAAGTTCTTGGTCAACTAGATCAATCTGATCCTACTTCTTTGTTAAATGGAGCTAAAACTCTTGCTCAGATGGGTGACCAACAAGGTGCTATGGCATTGGCTCAATATGCTCGTCAAGCACAAGAGAGCATTGCTCAAACTCAGCAAAGACGGGCGGCAGGAGAAGCATCTTTGGCTCAAGCGGCTAAGACAAATCTGAATGTTAAACAAGAAGAAGAATTACGTAGTAAGTTGTCTGCACTTGGCCCTAATGCTACACAAGATCAAGTTATTGGTGTTCTAACCCAATACGGCCCACCAGAGAAAGTTTTGGCGGCTTTAACAGCGGCTCAAAGCAAAACAGAAGCTACACTAGCTAGAACCGCAACAGCAGATGCAGCCAATCAAGCTAAGGTTGATGCGGCTAAAACTGCGGCTGACGCTGCGCTAGAAAAAGCTAAAGTTTTGGCTGATGCAAAGATTGAGGCGGCTCGTGAACGTGGTGCTACTGACAAACAGATTGCTCAAATGCGGATTGATGCCGCAAAAGAACTTGCTCAAAGCAAAATTGAATCTGCAAGAGATTTAAAAGAGTTTGCAAATTCTTTAAAAGGCCCGAAAGCCCTTGCTCCTTCTTTGCAAAAAGAAGAAGACAAAGAACTTGAGTTAGTTGATTCATTAAAAGCCCGTGAGGATTCATTAGCTCCTGCTATTGCATCGTTGAGTCCTGATCCTAAAACTGGAAAGATTTCATTAGAACTTGGCCCTGTAAGGAATTTAAGGTATCAAGCTCAGAATGCGGCAGGTAACTCTACTCCTGAAAGTCAGAGATTTGCTGAGTTGGAACGTGCTGTTCAAGCGGCAACCAACTTAAAAACAGATGCGGCTAAAGGCGTTCAAACAGACAAAGACGTATTGCGATTTGCTAATGAACTTATTGCGGCTTATGGAAAATACGATACAACTGTAACTTTGCAAGCATTAAACGATTTTGTTAAAGCTACTGCAAAAGCTCGGGAAAATGCTCAAAAACGCATTGATAGTAGACGTAAGTCACAAGGTGTAGAACCTTACTACGGCCCTGCGGTTGGTACTCCACAAAACCCTATTAAACTAGACTAAAGGCAAGCATCATGGCGACTGTTTATGAATACAAAGGCGTATCCTATGAATTGCCTGATAGCCTTTCAAAAGAAGATGCTTTAGCAAAGATTAAGGCTAGTTTGAGTGAGGCAGAGGGACAACCAACTGCTCAACCTTCTGTGCAACCTACGGCTGAAGCACCAAAAGAACAAGGTTTGGGTGATTTGCTTAGACGACAACTTGGCTTGGCAACTCGTGCCGTAGTTAGTGGTGTTTCTTCGCCCTCAAATATTGTTACTGACTTTTTAAGTGGCGCAGCCAATGTTGCCGCAAACATTGTTGGGTCAGAAAAGCGTGTTCCTTATTTGTCTAAAGAGCAAAGCAAAGGCATGACGCAACTTGGTGTTCCAGAACCTGAAACTGGTGCTGAACGGGCGGCTCAAGTTGGTATGCAAGCATTGACATCAGCAGGTGGAATGGCGGCAATGGCTCCCAAAACAATTTTTGGTGCTGATTTGGCTCGTCAACTCCCTGCCGCTACTGTTGCACCTATGGCTGCACAACCTGTTGCAGAAATAACAAAAGAAATAACTGGAAGTGACTTAGCCGCAACAATTGCCGCTTTGGGTGTTTCTGGTGCTGTGGGTAAATATACGGGAGATGTTGCGGGTCGAATTGCCGCAGGTAAACAACCAACTACTACGATGGCTGATGTTCAGCAAAAGGCTACTCGTGCTTACACAAAGGTTAGCGATCAGGGCATTGAAATATCTGGTCGGAATGCCACAAGCCTTGTTGACAAAGTAAAAGCTCGTTTAGACGCTGTTGATTACATTCCAGAAAATGCCGCACCTGTTGCTAATATTTTAAATAAGTATGAAAGCATCCTTCAGCGTGGAAACATTACTTTTGATAATGTTGAGCAGATGCGTAGATTGGCAAATAACCTAAAGAGCAACCCAGATAAGAACATTCGTAGACTTGCAAGTGAAATGGTTGATAGCATTGATGACCACGTTGCAACCTTGTCTCCTAAAGATGTTGTGTCTGGTTCTGGTGGAATTGATGTTGCTGTTAAGACAATCATGGAAGCTCGTAAAGACTTTAGAAATGCAAGTCGTGCTTCTACTCTTGATAATATCTTAAATGTTGCAGAAACAAAAGCATTAAATCCAAGTGCATCCGAAAGTGAGTTAATTCGCCAAGGATTTATTGGTCTTGCCGCTAACAAAAACAAGATGAATTTGTTTAGCAAAGATGAGCAAAATGCTATCAAAGCTGTTGCAAAAGGAAGCACTTTAGACCCTCTGTTGACTCTAATGGCTAAATTCAATCCTCAACGTAGTCAGTTGATTACTGGTGGAGCAGTTGGTTTTGGTGTTGGAAGTCCAGAGACTTTGAAGTATTCAATCCCAATTGCTGCGGCTGGTTATGGTGCAGATAAGTTACAGGCAATGATGCGTAGGCAATCTGCTGAAAGAGCAATGAGTGGTCTATTGACAGACACTACACCACCACCACAACCATCTTATTTCACTCGTGGTCTGTTAAGCACCATGATGAACCCTCCACAATAATGAAAGACTTTGCCGAAGCAATTGTTGCGGCAGTCTGTATCAGTTGTTTTGTCATCTTTTGTAGCTACATTATTGTTTGGGCGTACCCGTGAAATGGATACTAGTGCTGTCAATGTTGTTTACATTGGTAGTATCTAGTAAAGATAAAACTGAATACAGATGTGTTAGATGGGCATGGACAGGTGATGTTTACAACCGAAAAGTAGTATGTCTTGAATGGCAAAAGGTAGATAAGAGATGATTGATCCTCTAACAGCCCTAGCTGGCATTCAGCAAGCTATTTCGATGGTCAAGAAGGCTAGTAAGGTCGCCAATGATTTAGGCTCTCTTGCCCCCATGATTGGCAAGATGTTCGATGCCAAAAGTACCGCTACCAAAGCGTTAATCGAGGCTAAAAAGAGCAAAGGTTCCAATATGGGAACTGCTCTTCAGATTGAGATGGCTCTTGAACAGGCTAGAGCATTTGAGGAAGAGTTAAAGATGCTCTTCATGACCACAGGTAAGGTTGACGTTTGGAACAAGATTAAGGCTCGTCAAGACCAGATGGATGTGGACGATGCAAGGGAACTCAGGGCTTTAGAGAAAGCAGAGAAGAAAGCTAAACAAAAAGAGCAAGAAATGAATGAGTTAGCCATGATTATTGGTGGCTCATTCTTTGTTTTGTTCTTGGTGTTTGTCGGTATATACGAACTCATGGAGTTTTGCGATACCACTAAAAGGTGTGGTCGGTGAATGAGTATCAGAAGACCTTTGATTTATGCCTCAAGATATTTGTCTATGGGTGTGTCGCCCTGTGGTTTCTTGGGTTCTTGAAGTTTTTGCCTGACGATTTGTCGGACAAAATTGTTAATCTCCTACTTGGAAGGATTGGACTGTAATGCTATCTTTATTTTCTACACTTGGTGGTTTGCTTATATCGGGCTTACCAAAACTCCTAGACTTCTTTCAGAACAAAGATGACCAAAAGCATGAGTTAGCTTTGGCTCGTGTCCAAGTAGAACTCCAACTACAGATGATGGCTCAAGGGTTTAAGGCTCAAGAGCGCATGGAGGAGATTCGCACAGACCAGATTGCCATGCAAACAGATGCCCAGATGACAGAAGCGGCTCTAAAGCATGATGAGAAAATCATGGAAAAAGCAAGCACTTGGGTGGTCAACTTTGTCGGTACTGTCAGACCAATAGTGACTTACATCTTTATCTTTGAACTCTGTGCAATTAACGCTTGGATTGCTTACTACGTTTACAGCAGACCTAGTTTGGTCAACAACATGGATGATTTAATCCGAGTTACTGACGTTATTTTCTCAGGCGATGAGATGGCAATGCTTGGAGGAATTATTGGGTTTTGGTTTGGCTCACGCTCATGGTCTAAGAAATGAAAGTTAGCAAAGCTGGTGAGGACTTGATGCACTTCTTTGAAGGCTACAGAAACAAGCCTTATCGGTGCTCTGCGGCTATTTGGACTGTCGGATGGGGTCACGCTATGTATGCAGACCAACTAAACCTGCCAAACGTGCGTAAAGAGGGCTACACAGGGCTTATCAGGTCTGACTACCAACTTAAAGGGGAAGACAATCGTGTTTGGTCTAAAGATGAATTGGTCGATCTGTTCAAGGTTGACATCAATACTTTTGAACGTGGTGTTCTTCGACTTTCTCCTAATCTTGCTAGTCATCAAAGCAAATTCGACGCTGTTACATCTTTTGCGTACAACGCAGGGTTAGGCAACTACCAAAGGTCAACCATTAGGATTAAGGTTAACAGGGGTGATTGGGATGGCGCAGCAGAGGCTTTTATGTCGTGGACTAAAGCGGGTGGCAAGGAAGTCTCAGGGCTTGTCAAAAGACGCAAAGCGGAAGTGGCTTTGTTCTTATCTTAAATTAAATTGTAACAATTCTTGTATAAGGTGTTGAAATGC